TCGAATAAGTCGATTGCTGCCTGCTTAGCGTATTGCGAAATAATCTTCGGATCGTAGGCGAATACAATATCAGCGTCACCGCTCATGTTGTTGATCTCGTATTTCGTTAAGCTAATTGGATTGTAAAGCTTCCAGTATTTCCACTTCGCCAGCAGCTTCTGCTGTAATCTAGTGAACTTGGAGCCAATGCCGTCACCAGTAGCAAACTCGCTGTATTTCAGCGACTGTAGCTCTTGGGCTGCTTCGTTGGGAATAACCCACTCTTCTTTCCTGCCTCCCAGCACTAACGCCTTGGATAGCTGCTTTGGAGTGATTGACATTGAGTCCCCAGGATTAGCCTTCGCATACCAATCAGTGAGAACCTGATCAGAAGCTACTGTCCCCTTGTAAAGAAAGTTACCCTCTTCAATCTGCCACGTAGTGTAGTCCGAGTTCTGGTTAACAACATCTCTCCACGTTACGTAAAGATCGCCTATCTGATTCTTCAGATCCGTTTCCTTCTTGCGGATAGCTTTAAAGATCATGTTGGCATACATCTGCCCGCCAGAGTTGGTCGAAGACAGATGCTTGAGAAAAGCAAAGAAGTCAGGGTGACGTTGCTGCTGCTCTAAAGCTCCAGCTATGCCGTTATATTTCGGTGCGTAAGCTAGTGATCCGTCTTTGATAAGTTTGCGTAAACTCGAAATTGCTATAGCTATTTTCTTGTTTGCCTCTTTGTTGAACTCCGTTGGATCAATTCCCTGATCAACCAGATTACGCATGTTGTTTTTGTTTGCTTCGCTAATAAAAGATTTCTTTTTATCAAGCAGACCTTTTAGCGTAGCGATCTTCTGAACTGTCTCCAGTTGGGCGTAGCTTTGAGATAATACTTCCTCCTCCGAAGCTATGTAGTTTGTAAGATAATCTTTAGAGCTCCCTTTTCGTTTCTTCTGGAAGCCAGCTCTACCTGTTCTAAGGTCTGGCGCAGGCTTATTGGATTTCGAGCTCTCGTACTTTCTCTTGTTAGCGATGTGCTCAAGAGTAATCCTGTGAAAGTATTCCTCACCTGTAGCAATGTTCTTGGGCAGCAGTCCAGCTTTCTGAAGCTGACCAGTAATGTCCTTGTAAATAATACTTCGCCGTTCCAGCGCATCAGCTATAGGCTTGTTCTGGGGATCTAATAGATCTTGTTCGTCTTGCACTAAGGCAGCTTCAAGCTCCATGTCCGTTCGGAAACCAAAGGGCAACCTGCTAGTGTTATAAGTGCCGCCAGCAGTTGCGTAGTTCTTGTAAAGCCCTTCGTCAACAGAACGCTTCAAGTCTCGCAGAATCAGGATTCGTCTAAACTTGTCCATCTGCTTGGCGTTTAACCCGCTGGTAATACCGCGCAGAGTATCGAGGGCTTTTGCGTAAGATACTGTTTGATTCTCTTCAAACAATCTCAGCTCGTCGATCACCTCTGCATATTTGCTGGGATCTAAATGCCGATACGTGCGCGCCCAGCTGGCAGCGTTCTTCAGCATTTCTATCGCTTGTTTATGCAACTCAACTATTGTAGCTGGCTGGGTTGATTCAGCATCCTGCATGCGCTGCTTTACAACTTCCGTCCGAGCATCGTTATCTACAACCGAAGCATCAGGGTCAGCTTTGGCTCTGTAAGCCTTAGCCTGATTAGCTAGATCCGTTAGCGTTGGAGGAATCGCAGCAGATGTAATGTTCCTGTTTCTAGCTACTAATTGCTCCAGCGCAGCTAGGTTCCTGCGTGCAAGCTGTTCATCTCGGGTAGGAGGAGTGATTGCATCGTTCATCGATTCAATCACTTCAAGGTTTGTTTGCGCTAGCTTAGCTGTCCTCTGAGCTTCCTCTCTAGCTTTCTTGATTGCCTCCTGTCTTTCTTTCTGTTCGCGCAGAGGTTTCATCGCTTCCTCTACTTTTTCCCTCACCCCAGGAGTCAGACCTTTAATAGCCTGAGCCAAGTCCACTCTGTTAAAGCTTGTCAGAGTGCTTGTAGACATTTCAGCTATAAGCCTGCCTTGAATCTCTGACCAAATCTGTGATGCGCGACCTCTCGTAAGGCCAAGTTTTTTAGCCCAATCTTTCTCCCAACCAACGCGAAAGTTTTCAGAGATCCCGTAATCCAGCATACTGATTTGCCTGCGCGTAAGAGGCTTGAACTCTAAGCGTTCAGTGCCTCCGTCAAGGGTTAACACTGAGGATTCTTGTGCAGCTGTGACCAGCTTATCCAGCGCAGTAGCTATCGTGTAGTTCACCACCTGACGCTCTGGGCTTACGTCAAACGGGTTAACCACCTTCATGACTTCACCTACAGTTTTACTGTCTCCTGATGCAGACGATACTTCTGCGTCCACCGACACAATGCCCTGTTCTTTCTCCAGCACGCGGGGCTCCTGGGCTTTTCTCCTGACCCTAAAACTTTTTAGCTTCCTGTTGATAGAGAGGTTCAGGTTAAACGGTTTCCTGTTCCCGTCCGAGCCTGTCAATATTTCTAGGTCGCTTTCTCTGGAGTTGCGGTTACGCATCACATACCTGCGAGCATCGTTGAGGATGCGGCTGTAAGCATACCAAAAAGCTAGCTCCTGATCTGTTTCGTAAACGATGCTTTGTTTAGCTATCGTTTCTTTTAGCTTTGTGTAAATAGTTTCTAGGGCTACATCAGGCAGTGGAGTCTCTTCCTGTTTTTGAACATACCGGCTAATGCTGGCATCTATGTAGTCACCAAACTGGGCTCCCTGCGCTTCGTTCTCTGTCCACGCATCAGCTACACTCAGGCTATCTGCGGCAAAAAGCTTTTGCGCGAAGTCTTGGTTAGCCTTGGCCTGAGCTTCTTCCAGCTCCTTAGCTGATTGCTTCGGGCTTTGAGTAGGCATGCCAGCCAGCTTTTTGAGCCGTGCATGACTGAATAGCCAGCCCATGTGAGAGCCTTCGTTATCATTAACCCCGTTCTCTGGTTTTGGAGTTGCATCGTTTTTCTCGATCTTATCCGCTTCAGCTTTAGGGTCATTGAATGCAAAGAAACCTTGAGTATCGCCTGAACGATACGGCCCCTTGGATGCGCTTGTCCGCATAAAGTCCAGAGTTGCACGATCCGTAGCTGGGAACTCTTTAACATTGTCCTGAAGCAGGAACTTGGTTCGCATTTGTAGCTTGCGAACAACAGGCGACCTGTTCATAAACCCGCGTGTTAGTCCGTTCCAGAATCTACGCAGCGCATCGATGATCTTCCGCAGGGCTGGTCGGTCCTTAACCTTTTCAAATAAATCCTCGTTAATACTGCCAGTCAGGTCACGCTGTAGCAGTATGCGTAAATACTCTTCAGCTACGCTAACAGGGTCAGACTGCAAAGCGTTTATACCTGTAGTCATGCCACCACTGTAGTAGTAGACGGTATCCAGAACTTCGGAGGATAGCATCTCGCCGTGGACAGCTTTCATTGTGGACTCGTAGTATTCCTGCCACGTTTGTGTGGAGCCACTCTTTGACCAAACTTGGTTGATAGCTAACCCGCAGTAGTTGTGAATGATCTCCTCAGCGATGACCCGTGATAAATCTAACTGGTTAGTCGCTTCCATTTGAGCGAGTAACCCTGGGTTTAGATACACTGTCCCAAAGTCACCTGATCTCACAGCTGAGTAAGCTGGAGCTTCCGCAGTTTCGTCGATGCGGATGTGAGTAACCTTAGCGCCACCTAGTCTTTTTTGAATGCTCGGTAACAGCTGAGCTACGCGCTTCATCAAGTCCTGTGCGTAACCGTCAGTGCCTGCGTCTATCTTAACTCCGTTGACTAAGTTCGGGGGAAGCGCAGCAAACGGGTCTGTTGTCGATTCTTCGGCTACAGTTGTCGATTCTTCGGCTACAGGGAGCTCGTTGTCGTTGGCAGTGTCAGCAACCTCATCAGCTTCGACCTGTTGCTTGGCAAACTTAGCTTCAGCTTGATCTTGTTCCTCGACTTCGTTTATATCTTTACGCTTAGCTCGCCTGTCCACAGCTGGAGTTAGTTCACTGTAAAGATCCGAGGTAGTTAAGTTCTCGTATTTATCAGAGAAATTTTTCAGAGCTGCGACTGCTGCGTCAGCACGCCACTCTTTACGGAAGACTTCGTGAGAAACTTTGCGAAACTTGACTTTGGCGGCATCAGGGTGTTTAGAGAACCAAGCAGACACTGCGCTGAGATAGTCATCAATCCCGTCCTCCTCTGATGTTCTTTTATCTTTAGGAAACGAGATCTTATTGTTCGCGTCAACAGGCACTATCAATTGACCAGCTGACCCAAGGTTATCTACCAAGTCTTCAAGTATGTCAGACCCTTCCCGATCATTATCAAGAGTCGCAGCTGTGTTGGCTTTATTCTGCTTTCCTGACCGCGCAGGAGCAGTGTTTTTATTCTTAGTGTGGGATGCAGCTTTCGCTTGTTTCTTCTTAAAGACTGTTTGCTTTAGCTCTTCCAACAAGACTGCTTCGTTGACGCCAACATTTTCAGCAAGAGTTCGGACATCTTCCTGAAAGCTGAAAACTAAATCCGCATTACGCTGTATCCCTCCAAAGTCAGTAGGGTAAGCGGTAGGATTGATTGCCCTGTTAGCTTTCTGGCCTGCCCAGGGTTTCCACTTAAAACGACCTCCGATAGACTGCCCTTTCTTACCCTTGCGTTGGCGCATGTTTTCCCAAGGACTAGAAAGCTGAGTCTCTAAAATTTTGAGAGCTGCATCATAGTCAGCTTGATATTTCTCTGGGATCGGGATAGCTGGCGTTGTTTCGATTTCGTCTGTAGTCTTACGGCTGTCCTTGTAAACAGAAGGTAAAGTTAGTTTTCCTGCCTCAGAGTTTTTAGCTATATCTTTGATAGCTTCCCTGACTTTCGCACCGTGCTCACGCACTTGCTCATCAGACATTCCTGTCGCTTGAGTTGCAAAATCTAAGTAGTCCTGATCTTTCTTGGACTTTCTTTTTTGCGCTGTGATGTAAGCAGCTTTATCAACGTCACTTTCAAAGTTGAGAGAGAACCTCTTCTTCTGATAGCTGTATCTTGGCTTTGCTCCCGACAGCTCTTTAGGTAGCTCAAGGTTAGGAAGAACAGTGGGCTCTTCTTGCGGGGTTGCTGTCGGTTGAGCCTGACTTTCAGTCAGCTTTACTTGGTCGTCGTAGATTTCTTTCTGGGTAGAGCTTAGGTAAGGTATAACGTCGAAGGCTCCAGCTGGTGCATTCTCTATACCTAAATCCTCTTTTACTCTCTGTTCAGCACGCAGCCGAATATCGTCATCGGTTAACTGACGCGCCTCTGCTTCAGCCTCTTGTTCTGGCGACATCTCTACGTCAATACCTGAGCCCTCCGACAACTCCTCTTCGGTAGGCACTTCCTCAAGATCAACGTCTGCGAGATCCTGTTCAACTTCAGGCATAGCGTCCAGCTGGGACTGCGGTAATTCTGGCAGCTGATCAACTGGCTTGGTCCCTCCCGTAGGTGTGTTCTTTAAATTCTCTTCCAGCTTCGCTTCAGGTGCCTCTTTCGGTTCAGCTGGCTGAGACTCAGCCTTCTGCGCCTCCTCCTTTTGGAGAGCTTCCAGCTCTTTACGGAGAACCTTTTCAGCAGTTTCCGTTGCACCAGCATCCTTGAGCTTGCGTGCTTTCTTGTTAATGCTACTGACCGCTTTGCCTAATGTGATACCTGCTCCCCCAAGAATTGAGCCAAAGAGTAACGCTTCAACAAACGCGTCAGAAATGTCAGCATCAGGGTTGTAAGTGTGTTGAGCTATAGCTGCTGATATACCCTCGTCAATGCCTTCTTCTAAGCCTTCAACAGTTACACCTATCCCTAGCTTTTTCAGGAACTGCATGAGCCCGTCCTTAAACATAGGCGTCTTGCTGACTGAGGTAAGCTTATCAAGATCAGCACCACCTAATTTCTGAGCAACTGCTCCACCAATCGCGGTTATGACTGATGTCTTAACCCCGTCTACTAACGCAATCTTTGCAGCTGTGCCGTGAGCGTCTGGGTCGCCAGCTTCTTCGTAAGAGTTTTTAGCGGATCTGTAGGTAGATCCGAACGTAGTTAAACCACTCGCAGCTATGACAGCTCCGTAACCTCCTACAGGTCCAGCTGCCAGTGGAGCAATAGCAGTAGTCGCAACGCTGGTGAGCTTTCCTAGCCCTCTTTCTAAATCAGAGGGCATGTTAGCATCCGCAATAGCAACTTGCTCAGCTGACTTTTCTTCGTAAAAATCCCCAGCTGTATCCGCCCACTCCTGTATCTTGCCAGTCACACTTTTGTAGACATCTGGCAATATTTTTTTAACAACCGCAGGAGCGCCGAACGGACCTTTTTCCAACTCAGCTGCGCCTGCTTCCACTACACCCGAAGCGATCCCAAGTAAGTTAAGTAATCCCCCTTTAACTCCTCGCGTGTAGACATCGTAAGCTGCACCGCCAGCAGTAAAGCTTGTAAGCTTTTCGTGTTCGCTGGCGAACTCCTTGTCTAGCTCCAGAAGCTTAGGGTAGTCGTTACCGACTCTGACAGTCAGTTCGTTGTCGGGAACGTGATTTAGCTGGGGGTATGTTTCCCTAATTTCACTTAAAGTTTTAGAGGGCATAATTTATTATTGACCAGGGAATGTTGAGCCTCTTTGTGAGGGGTATTCTTTGGCTATTTTGTCTGCACCTTTAGGACCGAAACCCCCTATGACCAAATTAGTTGTCTCAATCACTTCACCAGTCTTACCAAATGTGTCGTACTGATTCATGAGATGCTCTATCATAGCGTGGTCGGTTGTCACCACATCGTCTTCGTCTTTTGTGGTATAATCCTTTTGTAAGGATCGTAGATGTGCTAGACGCGCCTCAGCTGCTTTCTCTTTTTCTGTAGGTAACCCCAACGTCTTCAGCTCTTTTGCGTTTTGGTGCTTTTGTGCGTCATCAAATCTTTTATCCTCAATAACCTTTTGGGCGGCTGCAACTGCTGCGGCTTTCTTCAATCTTAGGTAGTTTTCGTAGTCGTATTCAGGTGGTCTGTCGTCAAACATCTTTACTTGTGCAGGGTAGTGCATAGACATCCAGATACCACCCTCTCTGTAGTCTTGTTTGACTTTGTTTTGGGTAAACTGTTCCCGTCTGGTATTTGAGAATTCTAGCATCTCTGCGCGAACGTCAGCAGGGGCATCAAGCGGTATTGTGGGAAAGGGACTGTAACCGTTCCAGTCTTGAGCCTTTGTATACCACTCCTGTTCTTTAGGCTCAAAAGCGTTTCTCCGTTCTAACGTTTCGTCAGCACGCTTCATGAGAGCCCTGTTTTTTTTCAATGTTTGCCGCTGGATCTTCTGATCCAGTTCGTAGCCTTCCAGCTGTTCCTCAAACTTTCTCTCGTTAAGCTTCTGCTGCTGCACGTTTAGGCGGTAACTCAAATCAAACTGCCTAGATCTCTCAGCTAAGTTAGTCCTGTTTTGCTGAGCCTGTATGCCAGCCTGAACAGCGTTCATGCCGAGGCTGGCCCCTCTAAAAAAGTTATCTTGATCTGACATAATTAAAACGAGCTGAAATCGAATCCAGCACCAACTTCAGCTTGGTTGCGTGTAACATTGGTGCCGTCAGAGTTAAACCCGTAACCGTTACCTGCACCTGTTGATCCGAAAGCGTTATTAGCTAACATCCCCTGCATACCCGCACCCATTGCTATCCCGCCTACGCTTTGAGCAAACCCGCCTAGTCTCGACTGCAAGCTATTGGCTGCATCGCTCTGTGCTTTGCCAACAGCAGCGTTGTAAGCGAATTTATTCTGATCCACTTCGTTCTGTATATATTGCGGTGTCGATGCGTAGGAGAACGCAGTAGACATTGGATTAACTGTGTAGTTCTGCCTGAGATTACTGGAGAACTGGTTAAAAGCGTTTAGCCCTTGTTGTTTTACTTGGAACTCGGTTATCCCTAGATCCCGTGCTGTCAGATTGCGTCCTCCCTGAGAGCCAGAGAGGCCCAGAAAGCTGCTGCCTTCGGCAGATTTACGCATAGAATATGACTGATCGCCTATACCCAGTCTGCCGTTGAGCATATCTCCTATAGATGCGGATGCAGCAGCAAGATTCTTCCTGTAATCAGGCTCAACGCGAGACAACATTGAATCCAATCTGTCCTGATCCGCTCCTGTGGTCTGATCTGCCAGTTGCTTGGCCTGAGAAAAGCTAGCAAGATTAGCAGCTATTCCCTCTTGTTGCGCTTTTGCCTGATCAACCTTTTTAAATTTAGGGATCTTTGGTTTCTTTTTGAATAGGGAGCCAGCTAAACCAAGTGCTGCTCCTCCCGCCATTAATGCTCCTGCTCCAATTGGCATATTATATTACGCTTTCTATCCCACCGCCGCCGTGGGTTTCTAGGTTAGTTAGTTTAAGTGTCGGCACCACGCCGCTGCCTTGATAGTTAGCTAGCTGGTTTTGCAGCGACTCAAAGGCTAGCCCTCTGTATTGCTGCGCTGCACCAAAGTCTCTGTTCTCTTCAAGCTTGATAGCGATTGACATGTTCTTGATTGCGTAGAGATCGCTGACCAGCAAGATGTCGCTGTCATCAACTGCATCAATAAATCGAAGCTTAGCTATGACAGTTACAGCAGTCTTGGCATCGGTATCACCGTCACATTTCTTACCGCCAGCTAAGCTGGGTATCAGTGATCGCCTGTAGCTGGAGATCGTTTCGTCAGCTTCCAGCTTTGCGATCTCACGTACGACCAGCGGATCACCGTCATTGTTTGTTTTCTCGTAAACAATAACAGGCTGCTGAGTAATATCTTTTTGAATACTGGTAATCGTTTTAAAGATCTTTCCGCTATTAGTGAAACCGCGAATCAATGTTATGATGTCACCGTCATGTGATGTTGCTGAAGTTTCATTAGAACTAGTTGTCAGTCTGATCCAGTTCCCGTGGTAGTCGTAACCTTTGATCGTGACCTTTTTACCAGCATCAGCTTCCACAGGAGAGTAAATCATCAGGTTGTTACCTGTCGTAAAAAAAGACCCGTTGCCTGTAAGATCCGTATGCACAGGTGACTCACCTCTATCGAGTATCTGCACACCTATATCATCTTTGTTGGTCATTAACCCGTAGCCACTCTCCTGAAACTCAAACCAGCTATTACGAACGGTGCCTGGTTGTTTGTTTACAGCTACAGTTTCAATCGTCTCAATCTGACGAGGCCAAGTGATGTAACCGTTAGTAGCGCAGATAGTGAACTTACCGTAAGTGCCTTTCCACTTTCCGCTTTCCAGCAGTCTGCGCTGCGCTTCGTTGATATACTCAACTGTCCTGCTGTCTGTCGGACAGAGGTTGAGATGCTTTGCTATTCTGGCTTTAGCTGTGCCTAAAGTAACTTTCATCCTGCTGTGTAGTATTGACGGATAGTGCGTTTGATAAAGTAGACACCTCGATAAGGTGGTAAGTTGTCGTGAGCCTCGCCAGAGCCGCCGACAAGTGGACCTTCGGTCCTGACTCCAGCAGTGCTATAACCTTTTCCACCGCCAGTAGTGTGTCCCTGTCCTTCGTGTTCACATCTGTCGTTAACGCCCGAAGGATCGGTCGATGTTATAACAGCCTGATCACTTGGGTAGTAAGCTTTCCCGTCATGTTGATGATCTGGAACTTGGTTGGATGTGAGCGTAGTTTTATCCTCACCACCCGTTCCCCCGTTATCAACCTCAGTGCCTGAAGCAAATTCGCCAACACCTACAGGAAACACCGCTGAGAAATCTGTATCCACTTCCCAGAACGGGCCAGTGAAAGCTGAGACTGAGCCAGTATCTCCTCCGTCATATTGAGCAAGCTGAGCTGTCGTGCCTGTCCAGATTCTGCGCTCATAGGAACCGACTGGCACTGGGTGCAAAGACAGCCAGTAGCCACTTTCGTAAACGTAAACTTTATCTGGCGCGTTACCGATAGTCCGTATCCACGGTTTGTCCTGATCAGACACAGCGGGAACAGTATCCCCAAAGTTAAACAGGGAGTATTCCCCCTTAACGTGTGCGGTGGTTGAATCTATAACCAGATCGTATAATGCTTGCACGCTGGAAAAGCATGCGCTGGTTGGGATCGTTCCTTTAACAAGATTGACTGTTGTGTTGGGCATAATAAATATTAATCGGATAGCGTGAAATATTCTCCGTTCTCAGTAATTATTGGGTCACTGTCACCACCACCGAGATTGTCCACGAAACTCTTGATAGAGCTGACACAGCCGTCCGTGCGCTGCTCGTATGCGTAAGGGCTTTGTTGTGAGGTGCAATTGATTACCAGTGCAACACCAGACCCACTGCTGGCAGGCACATCCTCACTGCTCTGACTAAAGCTGTAAGGGCTTTGAGATGTTGCATCAGTGCAATTAATAATTAGTTCCACACTCATACGCAGCTAGTGTCTCCGCATCCACCGTAGGGTTCTTCGATAATAGGATATGCGTGCATGCGGAAACCTTTGATCCTCGCTTGTCCTGTCCAGCCAATACGGACTGACATCTCGTAGCCGTTACGCATCGGCACTCCGTTGGTCACTTCGCAGCTGTCAGCTGGTTGCGGCAAACGCACGCGTGATCTGTATTGTGGTTTGTAATTGTTTAGAGTGAGGCACTGTCCAGCTGCTGGCTGGCAGTTAGAAGACTTCGTGCACTCAGAGAAAGTGTTCCAATCTACCCACGCTGGGTATTGATTGGGTTTGTATTTAATATCAAAAGCTACATCACCAACTATCTGGTCTACCCACATCTCCCCGTATTCAAGCTTCTTCATCTCAAACGGATTCTCAAAGGAGTAGCTGGGGGACTCGATGTAGCAAGCCACGCTACTTGGCTTGTCGGGTATGTGATCCTCTTTGTGGATCTCCCAAAGTTGTATAGGGCAGGAGGGATCGAGGTGAAAAGCAAAGCAGCGCGACTCCGATCCTACGTCAGCAGTCATAATTTGCAGGAAATTGAGTCCCGTCCAAAGTCCCTCCCACGCTGCGGGTGCCTTTGCCCCAGTCCCTCCTACCAAATCAAAATCAAGCGCAGTGAGTCCACGGAAGTATTGTCCACGGTCACTAGCTTGAGGTGTTACTGTTGTGAGCATCCTGTTGTCAAACAGGACTGAGCTAGTTGTCTCAGCTATACCAGCTTGCTTCTCGTTGTTTAAGATTGGTGATATCTCTCTACTTACAGGTATCTGACCGTATTCCTGCCACTCTCTGCGGCTGCTGATGTAGCTGCGTATTCCGTCTGGCGCACGGTAAAACATGTCACCGTTGACCAGCACGCAGCTGCGATCACTGACAGATCCGTAATTGATAGCGACGATCCTGACGGTTGGGTAAGATACATTCTTCCAATCGTCTCTGCTAGGACCGCCGACTATATCTCCAGCTACAAACTCACGACCTCTAGCGACCCACAGCCTCCCGTTGCCGTAAGCCATTGCCGTGCCTGTAGGAACTTCGTCTGCTGCAATGTTGGAGCGTCTGCATTTTGCTCCGTCAAAAATAATTGCTGCACTAATACCGTCCTGAATAATCAGATACTGCTCTGCTTGCTGAAAATAAAAGGCAGAGACTTGAGGCATGTTGGGGTCGCCTTTGGGTGTGATGTCGTTGACTTCCCCAGTGTTAATATCTACGGAAAATATGTATCCACCAACAGCGCAGATAATCAGATCGCGTGGTCCGTGACTGTAGTAGTATGCCCCCTGAAACCTACCTGTAGTCCAGATCTCCTCAATGTCTATCGCTTCAGGATCAGTCGCATCAGTGAATGTCAGAGCAATATTACTGAACTCAGGTCTGGTCTTCGCATACCCACCACGCATCGACGCGTTCACAGCAAAGCTACACTGATTACGTGGCAGCATGCTGGGCGATTTGCCAGCGTCAACACCACGCTCAAGTGTGATGAACCCGTCTGAAATTCGCTGTCGATCTATCGTAGGCATTAAGCAAGAACTTGAACTCTAAAAGACTTAGTATTGCTGTTGACACTTCCTAATTGTGTATTTATTACGAGTCCAGTTGCAGAAGAAGATGTCACTACCCAGGCTGACGTATTAAGAGGACTAGCGTCGATGTTTGTGAAAATAACTACAGGTCTGTCAGTGCCGATTGCAGAGTCAAAAGTAATAGTTGCGCTACTTGTGGTCCCTGCCCAGCAAGTCGATGCGGATAAGTTTAATGCGTTAGTAATTGCCGTAGCGTCAATCGTCCCACTACTAATAAGCGTAAATGATATATCCCCTTCAGCGACCACTGATAACCCAGAGCTAACAGCAGCCACCCACGCTGGAACCCCGCCGCTGACTGTGAGAACCTGACCGTCAGATCCGTGTGGTAACCTAGCCCAGCTAGTGCCGTTGTAATAAGCAAGATCGCCTTCCGCATCACTTGGTCCTGTAAGCTTTGCGAGTGGTAAAGACTTGTCAGAGATGTGGGTGGCTGGGTTGACTGTGCCGCCAACGTCAGTAAAATTAATAGCCTTCCACTCAAGCCCAGTATTGAGAGCTGAGTTAGCAAATAAAGTTTTACCGTCAGTCGCAGCACCAACACCAATCGTCGTTGCTCCAGTGCTCGTGCGTGTGAGCAGGTCACCCTTAGCTGTGAGCAATGCGGAAGCATCTCCTGTAGCTCCAGCTGGCCCCTGTGGTCCTGCTGGTGACACCTCAGTGCCAATAGCTATTGTCGCTCCAGTGCTTCCTGTATCATCTGGGTAGCCTAATCTCACTGCGCCTAGATACTCTGATCCAGACCCGTCTGTAGCTTTGTAACCAATTCGGAAATGCCCGACACCTGAAATCACAACAATTTGATCCACGGAAAACGCAGCGTGATCTACCACATAAAGGTTAATTGTTTGCCCGACAGCAGGGACCGCGATTGCAGATTTCACGGTTGAGTAAGCGTTCACTCCGTCTACCCCGTTTGTCCCGTTGGTTCCAGCTGCGCCAGCGTCCCCTTGAGGTCCAGGCACATTAACGGTCGTGTTAGTGCAATCCGTGTTGCAGCAGTCTGTGCTGTTATTTAAGTTAACGCTCATCGTTTGACAGGTTTATGAAAGTTTGCGGGACTAGACCCGTGGTCTTATCACAAGTTCACAGTCGGTAGCTGTCAAACGATTTGATAAAGCATAAATACAATCTGGCGTTTGAGATTCAACTCAACGAAATTGAGCTGGAACTTTACTGCTTCAGAATTAAACATCCCCCAGTCAGGGGAGGGTTGGGTGCTTACGAACATTTTCGTAATGCCGCCAATATGCTTTGGCCTAAACTGATCTGGAATCCGTGGTTGGAGAAGCAGATTCAATCGCTGTGTGAGAACCAGTGGCTGGTGTGGTCAGGCTGTGGGGCAAGCGGAAAGACTTACGCTGCTGCGCTGTATTCGATGATCTATTTCTTAGCTGCTCCGCTGCACACTTCAATTATTCTGACATCTACCACAGCCAAGATGATCCGCAAACGTGCTTGGCCCGTGATCCAAGAACTGCACAGAACTTGTAAAGGTGGATACCCAGCTCACATGGTTGATAGCAAAACCACCTTGCAAGCTGTCAGGGGTGACGATAAGCACGCTATCTTTGCGATACCCGTGCTCGACGGTGCGACTTCTAAAGCTGTAGCCAACATCCAAGGAATCCGTTCAGCGCGAACAATGGTTATTGTTGACGAAGCTACTGATACTCCCGAAGCAGCTTTCGAGGCTTGCTCCAATCTTCAGAAGGGAACCAGTGAATTCAAGCTACTAGCTATCGGTAACCCTCACAGCAAGTTCGATCAGCACGGGAGGTTTGCTACACCGAAGAACGGTTGGGGCTCTGTGTCTATTGAGGACGAGGAGTGGGAGACTGAGCGCGGTATGTGTGTTCGCTTCGACGGGATGAAATCTCCCAACATGTTAGCTGGAAAAACTAAATACGACTTTTTGATTAACGAGGATCAAGTCAGGCAAGCGCAGAAGTATGACGGAGAGGATAGCCCTAAGTTCTGGAAATACACTCGCGGCATGTGGGCTCCCGAAGGTGTCTGCAAAACTGTCCTGAGTGAGAGCTTGGTAGAGAAGTATCGGGCTATGCAGTCAGCTCCCTTTGTTAGATCCAGCAAGATGATTGCAGGCTTGGACCCAGCCTTCGGGGGAGGTGACAGGTGTGTGATTCAGCTGGGCAGATACGGAGACTTTGAGAGCGGCAAGCTAGGCATTGTGCTCGACTTCAATCGAATTATAGACATCGACGCGCAAAGCTCGGACCCTGTGCATTTTCAGATAGCTGATCAAGTCAGGCGCATCTGCGAGGAAAACAAAGTTAAACCTGAGAACCTGGCAATCGATGCGACAGGTGAGGGTGGAGGACTTTGCGACATCCTAGCTAAGACCTGGAGCCCCGCTATTCAGCGTGTCGAGTTCGGGGGCAGGGCAAGCGAACGCCCAGTATCTCCCGAGGATTACAGGAAGAGCTGTGATGTTTACGCAAACAAAGTAACTGAGCTTTGGTTCTCGGTGCGGCAGTGGGTAATTAACGAGCAGCTGCGCGGCATGCCTGCGGATGTTGTGGTCGAGTTTTGCAGTCGAATGTTTGACGATGCAAAGCGCATGACAATTATCGAGCGCAAGGTTGATATGAAAGCCAGAACAGGTAAGTCACCTGATTTAGCGGACGCAGTTGCGTTAGTGGTTGAGATGGCAAGACGGTTAGGTGGGTATGCAACTGCCACAGCTAACAAGAGGGGAGAGAGCAGCTGGGACAAGCTGGTATTACAATACAACAGTATCTACGACAATTAACTAGAAATGCTGACACTAAAGCAGAAGAGGCGCATACCTGCTGGCGGGTTTTCTTACAAGCAGCCAGAAACCGGGATCACAATCCAAGCATATAGCTGGCCTGCTTTGGTGCAGCTGGTGGTTAACCACAGGAAAGCAAACAACTTGCCTGTCCCAGTCAACATCGAGGATCTGGTAGAGGAGGGTGCCTGCAAGGCACGACCTGAACAATGCCACGACAAGGATGCTCCCAAACCTCCCAAGGGAACTCAGCTAACGCTGCAAGCAGCTGCGCGTTTTACAAAGACCCTGGTATCTGCTGGCTCAGAACGCGCAACCGCTGATCAAGCTATGTCCCGTGCTCATATATGCAGCACCTGTGAGGATAACATTACACCTGTGGGCTGTGAGGGTTGCCGCAGTGGCTGGGTTCGCAAGACAATCGAGTTAATTGTGGGTGCAAGAAAAACTCCGTATGACAAAAGTCTCAAGTCGTGCAAACACTGCGGTTGCTTTAATGCAGCTCAGATTTGGATACCTGTAGACGCGCTCCAGAAAACAATCACTGAAGAGGAGAACGCTGCGCTTCCTGATCACTGCTGG